AAAATGGCTTCATTTGCAGGGCATCATCATTGCTAGTAAAAAATTCAGCAGAAATACTTGTTATGGCTGATTGATCTGTATTGTTTATAGTAACATACCTAACAGGGTCTAAGTCCCACAGAAGCTTTCTTTCAGCTAAATTAGTAAAATATGAATAATTTTCATTGCCTGTATGTATTTTAACACTACCTACTTGCATTTTCATATTAATCGCTCTTGCGAATAAAAAATTATCAACATATACACGAGGTGTCCCTGGGGTAGAATAAGTTACTTTACTTAATGCCATCTCTATTTCCTTCTAGTCTTTGGTTTTCTTTTAATTGTTATTCCCTTATAATTATAACTAAGTTCCCTTCTTCTCTCACCTAGTGGGCTAATCCTTGCATCATAAGAATCCCATGTATTTGTATGGGTTTGATTCCACTTGTCAGTTACTCTTATAAAGGTTTGGTCTATTAATTTAATGCTTGAGCTGAATCTCCGACCTCTTCCAAAACATTTTACCTTTTTAATATTTAAATATCCTTCATAAGTAAATAAAGTATCTTGTATTTGCGTGTTTGGAAAAAATGTTATAAATATTTTATTGTCTGTAATGGTAGCTTTTTTAACGTCTACGTTAATATTTATTGACATTCTACCAGAATATTCTATTTGCATAGATAAAATACTACCTTTAGAATCAAAGTCTACATGGTTTTGATATTGTATAAAATTACTCATTTGACTCCAATGGATATGATATTGTAAAAATAATATAATCTTCAAGCGCATTACCTAGCGTAAGACCAAGTGGGAGTGGAATAACTCGGTTGCTTCCATCTCGTGGATCTAAGTAATTGCCAACAACAGACATGTAGCCAGTATGTGTATCTCCACCACTAGCGTTCAGGCAAGTATCAAAGTCAAGTCTTGCAAAAATGGCATTAAAGCCTGTGAATTTAAAGTAAAATCCATCAAGCATAAACCAATTATCTATAACTCTTTGTTGGTCTTCAGTAAAATTAGATGGATTGTAATCTTCATATTCTTGATTAAAACCAACATTTACTTTAAAAAATGTTGACGAATAGTTAAAACTAGTATTATCTACTATATCGCTAAGTGTCCCACTAGATACAATAGAATTGTCGATACCAGTAATTATAGTGCCTGATGATGGGGCGAATTGAATATAATCGTTTGCAATATTAATATTGCCAAAATCAGCATCAAGCCCACTTGCAGCATAATGATGCCTAGTAGATAAAAGTTCAGCGTATCCATCATCATCTGCATCATCACTTATTGATTCTGGAGTTCCATATATCTTTACATTAACATCATTAATTTCACCAACGTAATCAGGATATGCACCTACGCCAATAAGGTTAGAGCCATCAATTTCAGGGGCATCTAATGTTATTATAAACCTTTTAAGTTGTGGTGCTACGTCAGATATATGCACGATACTTTCAATAGTATAATATCCTGCTGCACTCAACCATGGATAATATTGTGGGCTAATTAAATCTCCTGTAAGCGTGGGCTGAAAAGCTATATTCGTACCAACTAAAGTTAAATTATTTGCAGATAATTCCTCTAAATAATCATTAAGGTCTAGCGTTTCGCTTATGGTATGCGCCTCTGCGATTTCGATTATAATATTATCCCCAGAGTGATACATAGCATAAACGCCCAAGAATTCATTGAATGCTGTATCTATAAGCAAATCACCAATCGGCTCAACTTCTGCTGGTGGGACTTTTTTAATTGCATCAATCGCAGCTACATCTTCTGCTGTTATCATACCATCTCTAGGCTCTGCAATATCTCCATTAGCTATAGCATTAAGAGAAAGTGGATTTGCTACTGGGTCATCTACATAGGCTTGTGCTGCATCGACATCATCTTGAGTCACATATCCATCACCAGTTACGTCTCCAGGAAGATATGAGTCGCCCATTGCATTTATTATATAATCCATAAATGCTACCAAATCAAGGGTATCTATATTTCCATCGCCTTCAAGAGGATAGTTATTAATATCTCCATTTAATATTTGCTGTTCATTTAAGTTTGCCCCAGTAGGATCAATTACAGCAAATAAAAGTAAATCATAGTCTGCTGACTCAAATCCAGTTCCATTTAAGGTTAAATCACCAGGAGTTTGAATTAAATCCTCCTCAGTATCATCATCTCCAGTATCATCATCTCCAGTATCATCATCTCCAGTATCATCTTCATCATCATCAATAGGTGGTTCTGGAATTTGGGTTAATCCTATAAGCTCATGTATCTGTATTGCTTTTATTGACACGCTATCCATAGTCTTATTAATATCAGTTATCATAAAATAAGGCAGCACAGCTTGTTGATTGTCTGAACTTATATTTGGCAAGAAAGGTAATCCTGTAACACTCATAATATCCACACCATAGGGAGAGAAAAATGATTTATAATCTCCATCTCCTATAGCTTTAAAATTGATTGTATCTCCAACCTCTAATTCAAATCCTTGCGATAGATTAATCTTAAAGTCTATAATGGTATGCTGATTTTTATGTAATTCATGTAAATGGTTTCTAAGTAGTATAGCAGTTGGTTCATCTTGTATATATGGAGCTTCATGCTCTAATAAAAACTCATCACCACTAATATCATTATCACTCAATCCATAGTATGCCTTGTAGTCCTCTGTATTTGGAACTTGTACTTCTTCTGTAACGTGCTTAAAACTTTCTGTAATGTAGTCATATCCATATTTTACTCTACATTTTACTGCAAGATTTTCGATATTAGTCTTGCTAAACTTGTAGGATTCAATGTAGTCAACAAGTATAGTTTTATCTACATCGTCTCCAGCATAAGTATTTTTCATACCTATAACTGTTGGCAGTGAATTACTTAACCCAGTTTTGTAAAAAAAGTTTGTATTTTGCGCAACTTGTTGTAATACATCTACTGTTTTCTGTGGTTTATCTATAGAAAAGTTTAGTTCGTAATTGCTATCTGCTGTATTTTTTGTTGCGAAACCTTGACCAAACTCTCTATTTATTAAATCTTTAACTATTACTTTTGGAGTTTTTATTATTTTCTTAGCAGGATTAAAATTTCCTGTATCCCAAGTATTAAACCAAAGAGTCACCTTTTCTTCTAAAGGTTCAGAATTTATTTCGTTATTAAATTCTTCTACCTCTATTGTTGTTTCTTTTATATCTAATATATTTCCATTAGCATCAACTTCTTTAGTGCAATACCACAATTCAACTTTAGGTACAATAACATTTTCATCCTCGCCTAAGCCATTTATAGAACTATTAAAAAATGAATTTTCGTTAAAGAAGTCACTTTCCTTTCTAAAATATGTCCCATTTATATAAATTGCGTGCATAGCAGTGTCTGTAAATTCAGTTGTGATTTGATTTATATCAAGGTCAAATATATAGCCTATTTCATTTTGCATATCAGCATTAACAACTTCAGTATTATCACTAATATTGGTAAAATCGACTTTAATCATTACTTCTGCTTTTAACCCATCATCTTCAATAAATCTTAATTTGTCATTACCGATATAATCCAATAAGTATCTGAATAGTAAGTCGTCTGATGGCAAAGTTCCAGTACCCTCATTAGGACATCTTGGGTTTGGGCTAAAATAAGCTAGCTTCATACTATTAATATCATAAACTCTATTGTCTTCATAAACTCCAGAATGTCTACCCTTAGCATTTAAAAACATTTTATTGTTAAGAGCATCTTTTTGATACCAAAGCCTTCTCATTAACATTCCTTTAAACTCTGCGAAAAAGTCTAAGTCTATATAGATATTAGCACCTTCTTCAAGATCAAATGGTACAAAATTAATTAATACAGATCTTGCATCGTGCATAGGGTAACTAGAAATGAAGTCCCCTCTGTTTCTAAATTGATTTATTTCTTCATCAGAACCTTCATTAACTGGATTGTTAAATGGATTTCTATGGTCATCCAATCTCTGAGCTGCATTAACAAAGTCATTTTCTATCTCAAGCCTCATAGGGGCAATAACCCTAGGTCTTTTTGCGCACTCAAAAACGCCAAATGTATTAATTAATCCTTCTTTAAAAGTTTCATCCCCATCCTCATCAGTAATAGTTATGCCATTCAAGACTTCTGGAACAAATCCAACAGGATTATCAGACTGAAAAGCATTACCTATATCTATATCATCACTATCGTATGCAACAGAAATATTGTAAGTTTGATTTGATTTTGTGCTAAAGAAGCACATAGCCATTCTAGCATCACCTTGGAATCCAATGCTTGTGCCAGTAAACTCAGTCTTCGTATTCATAAAAGTAATGATATTAAAATCAGATGGAGCTTCTATCCCTTTAACATCAGTAAAAACATCTGGAGATGATTTCATCTCTTCAAACTGAAATTCTATACATGGATTATCTACTATTCTTTCACGATGGCCATCATCTGCTTCTTCATAATGATTTCTAGGAGACCTAGCTCCTCTTACAGTCTGCAAGAAATCGTTTGAAGAATTTTCAATATTTCCCCATCTTGCAGATACATTTGTAAATAAATCTGAATCAAAAAAATCGCTAGGATTTATAGCATTATCAAAAGTATATCTTCCAAAATGATGATGTTCATTAGGCAGGCCAGTATCTGAATCTTGCCCTGCTTGCTCATCGTGAGCATAAAAATTGTAGTAACTATTTACTTTTTCTAGCTTTGAAAGTTCAGATACAAGTAATGCTCCTTGATTTAAATATTGAGATGGATTTAGATTGGAAGAACTGTCAACATCTTCAAAAAACTCTATGTAATTATTATAAATATCAAATTGTTTATCAAAAGGTTTTCTTAATATCCTATCGTTCGCTTGCCTTGGCATCAACTTTAATACTCTAGCGCCTCCATCACCAAGTTTTGCAGTTAAAACATCTTGATCTATCACTTGAGTAGTAATTGCATTGGCTAGGTCATGAGAGTATTGTTGGAAATCCATCCTCTTTACGCCAACTATATCATAATTGCTTATGTAAGCATTATCTGGAAATACTCTTGTTGCATTTGTTTCATTGTCTATAAATGTAATCGCTGGAGCTTCTTTTAAATGCCCATATAAGATAGGTATTCTTTGTTCGTTATATACCTCATACGTCTTACCATTTAATGCTGCTCCTTCATTATCTTCTGAATACAACGTATATTCTTTTTTAGGAAGTTCAGTGTTAAGTGACTGGGTAAGATATTCCTCGCACTTTATTGTAACCTTTTCTTTATCCTGATTAAATCTTGTAACTTTTAACGTAGCTAATTTTGCGCAATCTGATAAAGACTCACAGCTACCTGTCTTTAAGTAAATCTCCACAGTTGCATTTGCTAGTCCATACTTTGCTCTATCTGTAAATCTCTTACCATTTATCTCATAATTATTTAAGGTAATGGTCGTTCCAGACATTTTTACTTTCTTAGACTTAAAGTTGATAGATTCTTTTAGACCACTAACTCTTAAATCTAAATCTTCGTAGTAGTTATCTTCAAAGTATTGTTGTTTTGTTGATATGTAAAATGTGTCATTGGCAGATGATATTACAGCCATAACATTAAAATTATTAATATCAGTAATTAAATCTTGTTGTATACTGTTAGGTATTGTTATCATGACATTCCAAAGTCAGTTCCAGTTCTGACTGCATCCCTTATCTTTTCTGCAAGTTCACCTTCTACAAAGTCAGATGTCATTACATTGCCAGTTATCGTGATATTAACTG